GAAATATCAGTAGATCCTATGAGAACAGAAGACTGGTATACCTTTGGTAATTGGCTAAGCACTGTAAGAACAGATGATGTATGGTCACTCAATGATTTAGTTATGATGTATGAAAGAACTAACCCTAAGATAAGATGGTGGCAATCAAAATGTAATGGGTTTTGTGGTGAGTATGAATGTAAAGAGAATCAAGCTAACTGTAAGAGGATTAAAAGATGATGACTAATTACATGACTAAAGATGAACTATGGGCTAGAGTGTTTGAGCTTACTGTTCGTCTTCAATGGATGGAGAAACATTCACCCATGACTTACCAAGCTATGAAGAATAATTTTAACTTACAAAGAGAAAATGAAGGAAAGGAATTCGTATGATTAAGAATCGTTACACATTTACCTGTGAAAGAATTGATGACGACAACTACAATGAAGAAAGTCATATTGAAGTAAGACATAATGACTTAACTTATTTACCTGATGTTGTTATTGCCTTTGAAGAGTTCTTAAAAGGAACTGGCTTTCATTTGGGTAATAGACATTTAGAACTTATAGGAGAAGAAGATAATGATTAACGAATATGATTTAGATGATATGGATTACCAAGAACTTATTAAACAATACTCTAATGATTATAATACTGATGGTCTTATTTATTATATGGGTCTTGCAGCAGAAGCTGGAGAAGTTCTTAATGATAAGGTTAAATCACTTAAGGATGGTAAGATATTTAGTAAGGATGAAATCGCCAGTGAGTTAGGTGATGTGTTATACTATGTAACTTCTATTGCTAGTATCAATGGTATTAGTCTTAATCACTGTTATGAATCTAATCTGAACAAGATTAAATCGAGAGCAAAGTGATATACAAAGATCCTTATAGTAAACTTACTGTAATGATTAACCAACGTATAGATTGGTTCACTAAGACAGGAAAAATAAATCACTTTATGATTATGATGGCATTACTTTATGAAAGGAATTTGATTGAACAACAATACTTACTTAGAAATAGCGGAACGTATAGCGTTGGAATCAAAAGCAAATAAGCTTAAGGTTGGTTGTGTCTTAGTTAAAGGAGGAAATATTATTTCTTTCTCTTATAATGGTACACCGCCTGGCACTGATAACACTTGTGAAGATGAATATAACCATACTCACCCAGAGGTTATCCATGCTGAATCTATGGCTATTACTAAGGCAGCTAAGGCAGGTATAGCTACCGACAATGCTATTGCATATGTTACTCATCAACCCTGTATTGATTGTGCTAAGTTACTTTACCAAGCTGGTATTAAAGAAGTATGGTTTCGTAATGCTTATAAGAACAATTATGGTACAGAGTTCCTTATAAAACAAGGAGTTACTGTAGGATACATTGCCTACTGGAACAAGGACTCCAGCCCTGCCCTAAAGGAATCCTCAATATGGAAGTCTTAATAGTTGCACTAATCGCAGCGGCAATATACATTACTTACCTACTAAACCAAATAGATAAACATAAAGTTCAACTCATAGTATCGCATCATATGATAAGAGCTATGGCTAAAGACTTGGAAGACTTAGGTCATCCTACTATTGTGATAGGAAAAGTAAATGACAAAGCAAGCCATTGATAAATGGACTGACAACACAACTAAACTTAAAATATCTGTGCATACTCTTGCTGATATGGAAGAGGATATTAAGTTATACTTCAGGTTAATTCTAGAAGACTACTGTAAACGTCATGGTGTTACTAACAAGTATCCCAAGGCTAGAATAAATATTTCTTTTGTTGTTACACCTACAAGAGTTCAAATCGATTCTTGTTCTTGGTCTGATGAAGAAGAACTAATGCAGATACAATTCTGGGATGTGCTTGCTTCTACTCATACACAAGAGGTATATACTCAAACAAAGTTCTTTGAGATTATTGCTCATGAATTTACTCATGCTTCTCAGTTCCTTACTGAAAGAAAATTACCTTCAACAAAAGGTTTTAGTGGTAAGAACTCAGGACTATATGTAACATCATATAACAATGCACCTAACAATGATGAATACATGTTTGCTCCTCATGAAGTAGAAGCTCGTGTTATGGAGATGCACTACTACACTAAGTTTGGTTACTTATTTGATACGATTGACCAACATGAAATCGCTCTACAAACAAATAGTTAATGGTCATGGGACAGCAGTAGGAATGTTTGAGTTTCACTCAGATGATTCTACTTACTGGCTTATGGAAGGAAAGAAAAGAACTCTTGAACCCTACGGTCAGCTAGATAAAGCAGGTATTGAAGACTTGTTTACTAAGCTTAAGGACTGGGCGGGATATACTAAGGAAAAACCTAAATGAAACTCGTATTCGATATTGAGGCAGACGGCTTACAGCCTAATGTCTCTAAGGTATGGTGTCTGGTTGCTATTAACCCTGATACTAATCAACAATTTATTTTCTCGGACTATGATCCTGACTACCCCTCTCTAGAAGAGGGTTTAAAATTCCTCAGCACAGCTAGGGTATTAGCAGGTCATAACATATGTGGATATGACTTACCTGTTCTCAAACAATTATTTAATTGGGAACCACCTCAGGCTACTAAATGCTGGGATACATGGGTAATGTCACAAACAATTCAATACAAACGTAAGCACAAGCACGGTCTTGGAGGATGGGGTTCAGTACTTAACTATCCTAAGATGGAGTTTAATGACTTCTCTCAGTATACTAAAGAGATGTTAACATATTGTATTCGTGACGTAGAATTAAACGTTATGGTCTACAATAAACTTAAGGAAGATGCTCTCAAATTAAGCAAAGTTAATCCTATGTTTCTTAAAGGCTTAGAGGTCGAGATGGAATTCTCTCGTATCGAAGCTGATATGCGTAATAAAGGTTGGGTATTTAATCTAGAAAAAGCTTATCAAGTTAAGGAAGAGATTGCTAGTCGTATGACTCACATTGAACAAACAATGGAGCCTAAGATTGGTATGAGAACACTTAAGCTAGACAAGGCTGAGGAATTTAAATCTCCTAAGTGGAGAAAGGATGGTTGTTATGCAGTACAGACTGCTAAATACTTTAATATTGAAGTGGAACGAGGTAAGGAAGATAGACCTATTGATGGTGATTACTGTCGCATCGAGTTCGCTCAAGCATCTCTTGGTTCACTAGAAATTGTTAAAGACTATTTGTATTCTATTGGTTGGGTTCCTGATGAATGGAACGTAGAAAGAATTAATGGTAAGTTTGTTAACAAATCTCCTAAGCTAACTGAGTCTTCATTAGAACCCTTAGGTGAAGATGGTCTTATGCTTTCTGAGTATCTATCTATTCGTAACAGAAGATCAGTAGTAGAAGGATGGGTTGAACAAGTAGAACAAGGTGATGGTAGATTACATGGTAAGGTCTGGACAGTAGGGACACCTACATTCAGATGTCGTCATGAAGTAATCGCTAACTTACCTTCTGTTGGTTCTACCTATGGCGAAGAACTAAGATCACTACTTACATGTGAAGAAGGTATGTCTATTGTAGGTGCTGACTCAGCTGGTAATCAGATGAGGGGTCTATGCCATTACATTGGTAACGATGAGTTCACTAATGAAGTTATTAACGGAGACATACATCAACGTAATGCTGATGTGTTAGGGGTCTCTAGAAAGACAGCTAAACCTTTCTTGTATGCCTACTTATTTGGAGCAGGTGCAGGGAAGATTGGTTTAATATTAACAGGAAAGAGAGACACAAAAGTTGGACAAGCCGCAGATGAAAAATTCAAAGCATCAATTCCAGGATTGGGAGAACTCAAGAGCAAGCTTAATGCTCAGTACAATACCACTAGTAACCGTTTTGGTTCTGAGAGTGCTTATATTCGTGGTCTCGATGGTCGCCTTGTTTTCGTTGGTAGTGAGCATCAAACTCTTAACTACCTGCTTCAGACTGCTGAAGGCATTACCTGTAAAGCAGCTATGGTATACGCAAGAGACAAGATCAAGGAAGCAGGGATACATGCCTACCCGATTATACATTATCATGACGAAATGGCTTGGGTCTGTCAAGACAAAGATTCCGAAGCTGTAAGGCAGATATGTGTTGAATCATTTAGAGAAGCTCCTAAGTGGTTTGGTGTCACCTGTATGGATGGTGATGGTAAGATAGGTAAGAATTACGCTGAGGTACACTAATGAAAGCATTGATTGACGCTGATAGTATCATCTATACTATCGCCTTCGTAGAGAAGTCAAAGACTAGATGCAAGAAATCTTTTGATGATAAATTAAAAGATATTGTAAACACTTTAGAAGCTGATGTTGGCTTAGTTTATATTAAAGGTAAAGATAATTTTAGATACTTAGTAGATCCCGAATATAAGGGACATCGTAAACAAGCATTCGAAGAAGACGTTAAGGAACGTATCGATATGCTATACGAGTATGCCAATGAGCATGCCATTAAATCTAATGGTGGCGAGGCAGATGACTACGTATTCATAGGTGCTATGGATTGTCTTGATGAAGGAGAGTCCTATGTTGTTTGTTGTATTGATAAAGACTTACAACAGATTCCTGGAATGCAATATAACTACAGGACAGGTGCTCTTGTAGAGATATCTCCTGAGTTTGCTTATCGCTTTACTATGAAACAATTCCTTACAGGAGATGCCACAGATAATATCAAAGGCATAGCTAAGATAGGACCAAAGACAGCTGATAAGATCCTTGATCCAGTACCTATGGAACAACTATGGGATACTGTTATCAAGACTTGGGAAGAAAAGTTACCAAGAGATGAATGGAAAGAATCATTCGTTAAATGTGCTAACAATATTTATATTCGTAGGTCATTAGAAGATTTAAGACCTAAAACGTTTGAAGAACTAGAGGAAGATTTTAAATGGATTATGGACACTGGCTCTGGAGAGGAGATGATTTCAACGTCTCCGAGTACTGTGGATTCGTCTACATCGTTAGATGCACTCACCCCGATGAACGAAGACTTTACATCGGAAGAAAGTTCTTCCATATAAACTTTGGTAAGAAAAGAAGCCAACGAGAAGGTCCTTGGAGAAAGTATTTAACGAGTAGTAATAACGTTAAAGATGCTATCAAGAAATATGGGAAGGAATACTTTTCATTTGAGATAGTAGATCTCTACAAGACTAAAGCTGGTGTAGTAAATGCTGAAGTAGAATTACAATGGTACGCTAATGTACTACATACTGAATATGCTCCTGACTTAAGGGCTTATTGGAATGGTAATATAGGAGCTATTAAATTTATTTCTAAGGAAAAAGTAAATGGAACCGCAAGAGAGTTTATTCGACAAACATTTATTGAACACTTCGCTTTGGGTATGGAAGAAACAAAGCCAGCTCAAAGCTAAAATACGTAGAGCATTTATAAGAAAGAAGAAAGAGAAATATGAGTAGATGGTATCATACTAAATGTCCTAAATGCGAATCATCTGATGCATTTAGTTACAAAGATGGAGATGAGTTTGGCTACTGTTTCAGTTGCTGTAAGTCATCACCTATCAACCCAACATACATTAAAGAGGAATATAATTACGATATGCACTCACTAACAGACATTCAAGAATATGATACAAGAGGCTTTCAAGAGCGTGGTATTACTAAGGTAGTTGCTTCTCATTACGGAGTTAAAGTAAGCTATGCAGAAGATGGAACAATCAGTTCTCACTTCTACCCTTACACTAAGAAGGGTTCTATTGTAGCCTACAAAGAAAGAAAGTTACCTAAACAATTTGTTATTCATGGTGACTTTAAAGGTACAGAACTATTTGGTCAACACAATGCCAATGGCTCTCGTACTTTAATTATTACTGAGGGAGAACTAGATGCTATGGCTGTGTCACAAGCACAGTATGATAAGTATCAGAAGTTCTTTCCTGTTGTTGCTATGCCTAGTGCTTCTGCTACTAACATAGTATTAGAACAAAGAGAATGGATACGTTCATTCGATACCGTTATCCTTATGCTCGATAACGATGAGGTAGGTCAACAAGCAACTCAAAAGGTAGCTAAGATTATTGGCTTCGATAAGGTTAAGGTAGCACAATTACCTGAGAAAGATCCTTGTGATACTCTTATTAAGCATGGTACTGATGCTCTTATGCGTTGTCTATTTGATGCTAAAGAATTTTCACCTGTAGGAGTACTAAGAGGTGATGATATCTGGAATCACTTTAAAGAAATCCAGAACACAGTATCTTTACCATATCCACAATGTCTTAATGGTCTTAACACTAAACTTAAGGGTATGAGACTAGGTGAGATTGCTTTGTTTACTTCTGGTACAGGCTCAGGTAAGTCTACTGTCATTAAAGAAATTGTATTAGAGATACTAGATAAGACTACTGATATGGTAGGTATGGTATCACTAGAAGAATCTATTGGTGATACTGCTCAGAAGTTTATTGGTATGGCTCTTAATAAGAACCTTATGGATACAACTGCAACGGAAGAAGAACAGTACGAAGGCTTTAAGAAAGTCTTTGGTGATGAGCGTTTAGTATTACTTGATCACCAAGGTTCTGTAAGTGATGAGTCATTAGTTGATAAGATAGAACACCTAGCATTGATGGGTTGTAAGTATCTTATCCTTGATCACATCACTATTGCTGTATCTGAAGGTGCTAAGGGTAAAACAGGTAATGAAGCCGTTGACTCAGTCATGTCTGACCTACTTAAGATTACTAAGAAGCATAACATCTGGTTAGGTATTATCTCTCATCTACGTAAAGGTGAGAAGCCATTTGAAGAAGGTCACTTACCTTCTATCGATGATATCAAAGGCTCAGGCTCTATTAAACAAATCTCATTTGATATTATTGCTTTTGCTCGTAACATGGTTGCAGCAACAGACAATGAACGTAACACAATCAAACTAAGAGTTCTTAAATCACGATTCACTGGTCAGACAGGTGATTGTGGTTCTACTAAATATAATACCGATACAGGTAGATTATCAGATGTAGGGTTATTAGATTTTGATATTGCGTAAAATGTAAAATCATGTTATAATTTCAAACTCAACTTCGAAAGGTTAGAATGAATCCAGTCTCGTATTTATCAGAGAAGATAGGCAAGGTGATCCTAGACTCTGACAAGGCTTACAACAAGGGTGCTAAGATACTTAAGGCACATCCTAGTTGGGAGTCAGACATAGAAAGGTTTGTAGCAGAAGCTTGGGACTTAGTTCTGAACTACTGTTCTGCACCTGCAAGAGTAACCAAAGGAGGTTCTCTTAAGTCGTATGTTAAGCTAACTAATGTATCTATACAGATCGGTGTAGGGATATGCCGACAAATAGATATAGATGAAACAGACCCTGGAATTGCTCTGGGTATTGGTGACCTTATGCTTGAGGCATTCCTTCAAGATAGTCTCATCGATATCTTCAGAGAATACGATGGTCGTAAAGCTCCTTATGTAGTATCAGTAGTTAATCAACCACTCAATATCAAACCAGTTCTTAAGGGAACTGTATTTGGTAAGCCTAAACCTATTGAGGGTTTGGTTAGTCTTATTACTAAGGAACCCTATATTAAAGGATGGAACAACCGTAGACTCTTTAAAGACTACTTAGATAAACCATTCATTCAAGCTATGGAAGGCTTACGCCAACAAGCTTGGGAAATTAATACTAATGTATTAAGCACAATTAAGAAATACCGAAATGAATTTATTACAGAAACTATTGATGTAATAGATAAACATGGTGAGGTATTTAAATACAATATTCACTGGGAAGATGACCAACTACCTGTCAAGAAACAATTCTGGCATACCGATGGTACTAAATTCCTACGTAAGAAAGACCCTAGAGTACAAAGAGCTTTGTCTAAGCTATTTGAATTCGATCAGGTAATTAAAAAAGCAGACTACATCTTAGAATATAATGTACCATTCTATCAGGAAGTCTCTTGTGATTATCGTGGTCGTATCTACTATGCAGAATCCTTTATGGAGTTTCAAGGTAGTGACTTAGCTAGGGGTTTATATTTATTTAACGATAAAAAGGAACTTACAAATGAAGGGATCAATTGGCTTTACATTCATGCTGCTACTTGTTTCAATCAGTCTTATACTATTGATGAGTTGGCTCATATCTCCTGGACTACCACTGACTATATAAGCTATCTTAATGAAGAACAACTTGATACTATCTCTGTAGATAAGATGACATTAAAAGACAGGATAAACTGGACTATAGATCATCTAGATGAGATCCGATTAGCAGGTCTTCAAGGTCAAATGTTTATGGAAGCTGAAAAGCCTGTATCATATTATGCTTGTTGTGTAGAGATTGCTGAGTATCACCTAAGTAAACTAACAGGACAGCCTTATATGTCTGGTCTTCCTATACCTATTGATGGTAGTAATAATGGATGGCAGCACTTAGCCGCTATGTCTAAGGATAAACAAGCTGGAACATTGGTTAGTCTTGTTCCTACTCCTATCCAGAAAGACTTCTATGTAGCAGTAGCTAAAGAATTAATTGCATTACTACCTGAGTGGTTTGAAGAAAGACAGATACCTATGAAGCATATTCGTAAGGGTATTGCTAAACGAGGGTCAATGACAAGAGCTTATTCAGCAGGTAAAAAGAAAATACAGTCTAACATGTATGATGATTGTCACGTAGAGGGTTATACAAGCAAGTATAATATTACAGAAGAAGATACTGATCTACTAGCAGGTGGTCTTATAAAGGCTATCAATGCTGTCTGCTCAGGTCCTTTAAAGACAACTAAATACTTACAGAAGATTGCTGAACATGAGCTTAACTCTGGAGAACAAGGAATAGAATGGGTTACTCCTTCAGGATTCCCTGTTAAATATAAGGTATATCTACAGCATGAAAGACGTTACCAAGGCACTATCAAGGGTGTCAACAATAATAAATCTATTTCCCACGTTGTTAAGGTGGATGTACGCAACAGAGAGACTAACGAAAAGGTTCCATGTCGTAGATCTTTTGCTTCTGGTATCAGCCCTAATGTGGTACACAGCTATGATGCTGCTCATATGGCAAACGTTATCAGGGAGTTTAATGGAAGCTTCGGTGCTGTTCATGACTCTTTTAGTACACATGCTAATGATGTGGATCGCTTACAAGTAATAACTAAAGAGCAATTCATAGCTCAGTATGACACAGAGAATTTCTTTGATGTCTTACAAAATAATTTAATGAAACATAAAGATACATTCAAATATACACAGCCTGTCTTAGGAGACTTAGATGTGTCGGATGTAATCAACTCTCAATACTTCTTCTGTTAAGGAAAAATAATAATAATGAATCAATATCAAGAATTTATCGCTAAGTCCCGCTATGCACGCTACCTACCTGAACAATCTCGCAGAGAAAACTGGGATGAAACATCCGATAGATGGGTTGACTTCTTCAAACAGGAATTGATAGGTAAGATTGACGTCAAAGATCCTATCTGGGATATATTAAACGACAGTATTACTAATCTTAAGGTACTACCTTCAATGCGTAGTGTCATGACTGCTGGTGAAGCTCTACGTAGGACTCATGTGGCAGCTTACAATTGCTCTTACCTACCTATCGATAGCTCACGTTCATTCGATGAAGCTATGTATATTCTTTTGTGTGGTACTGGTGTAGGCTTCTCTTGCGAAGAGAAATACACTAATCAATTACAGACAGTACCTGAGTTGGTTATCTCAGACAAGATTATTCTTGTTGAAGACTCTAAAGAAGGATGGTGTAAAGCCTTCCGTTTATTAATTGCTCGCTTATATGCAGGTATTATACCTACATGGGATGTATCTTTAGTAAGACCAGCTGGTGCTCCACTAAAAACATTTGGTGGTAGAGCTTCTGGTCCTGCTCCTTTGGTTTCTTTATTTGATTACACAGTAAACAAGTTTAAGAACGCTCAAGGTCGTAAGCTATCTCCTATCGAATGCCATGATATCATGTGTAAGATTGGTGAGGTAGTTGTTGTTGGTGGTGTACGTCGATCAGCTATGATTAGCTTAGGTGACTTAGGTTCTTATGACCATGCTACTGCTAAGGCAGGTGCTTGGTGGGAGAATCATGGTGAGAGGGCATTAGCTAATAACTCAGCTATTTACACACATAAGCCTTCTATTGGTGAGTTCATGAAGGAATGGTTAGACATTTATAACTCTCATTCAGGTGAGCGAGGTATCTTTAACCGTGAAGCATCACAAAAACAAGCTGCTAAGTTTGGTTTCCGTGAACACAATGTAGACTACGGTACTAATCCTTGTTCAGAGATTATCCTGAAGCCATACCAGTTCTGTAACTTATCTACTGTAATTGTAGAACCAACAGACAGTATCGAAACACTAACTCGCAAGGTAGAGCTAGCTACTATCATGGGTACATTCCAGTCTACGCTTACTACCTTCCCTTATCTCCGTGATATATGGAAGACAAACACTCAGTCAGAAAGACTACTAGGTGTGTCTATGACAGGCATCTTGGATAACCCATTACTACGTGGTGAAGGTGTTAATCTAGAATTACTATTGTCAGGACTACGAGAGGTAGCCCGTAAGACCAACAAAGAGTGGGCTGATAGGTTGGGTATTTCAGCTTCAGCGGCTATCACCTGTGTTAAACCTGAGGGTACTGTGAGTCAGCTTACACAGACATCTTCTGGTATTCATGCTGGTCATGCTCCTTATTATATTCGTCGTGTAAGACAGGATATTAAAGACCCACTAACACAATTCCTTATTAATCAAGGAGTTCCTAATGAGGCTTGCTTCATGAAGCCTGATCAGACAGTTATCTTTTCTTTCCCACAGAAGGCAGAAGGATTTACTCGTAAGGATTTAACTGCTCTTCAACACTTAGATATCTGGTTAGCTTATCAGAGACATTGGTGTGAGCATAAGCCCTCAGTAACTATCTCTGTTAAGGATCATGAGTGGATGGAGGTTGGTGCATGGGTATGGGAACACTTTGATGAATGTACAGGTATCTCTTTCCTACCAGATGATGGTGGTACTTATCAACAAGCTCCTTATGAAGATACAGATCAATATAATTATCATTCGTTGGTGGCTTCTATGCCTGAATTGGATTGGAATTTATTCAAGGAAGACAGAGACAATGTGGAAGGTGCTCAAGCGTTAGCATGTACTGCTGGTGGTTGTGAGATTTAAACCCTTATAATTCAATAGCTTAACAGCCCTGCTCTAAAGGAAAAAGATTTCATTCTAATTCTCCTTTCGAGTGGACAACTGTTGCCACTTTAAATATACAGCAAGGGGACCTTATGGTTCCCTTTTTTTATTCTTACCTTACCAAGGACTACCATGAAGAAACCAACAAGACCTGAGTTCAAAACAAAGAAGTTCCTTAACTCAAGAAAGTTTTTAAACAAGACTGAAGGATTAGCAGCTATTGAGACGTATATTAGTGTAGACTATAACGATATCTGTGGTCATGTAGATATCTCTGATTGTAATAGAAAGATTTCCTTAGATTTTTGGGCTATAGATCCTACTAAAGCAACTTCAAGATTACAGAAGCTTGATTTAATAATCAGTGAATTGAATAAGTTTAAAGAAGCTTATTTAGAAGCAGTTAAAGAAGCTACTACTAGAAACAAAGCATATGACGCTTTTCGTAAGAATAAAGAAGCTTATGATAAGAAACATCCCAAAGATAAAACAGCACCTATGAGCTTACAGGACTTACTCGATGACTAGAACAAAACGAAAGTGTCTTACCTCTGTTTATGTAACATGGGCTGATGCAACAGCATCTTCATCGTGGATAGAAGTAGGTCAAGAAGAACAGGATGACGAACACAATACAGCTATGATACACACTATGGGATTCATTGTCAAAGAGACTGATGACCTTATAGCGGTAGCAGCAGCAGTATCTGAGGATAACATGGCTAATGCAGTGATTACTATACCTAAGGTATGGATCGCAAGTATTAAGCGTACTAAGCTATATATCGATAAACCAACAGAAAAGAAAACCAAATGAACGTAGACTCACTATTAACCCTTGAGGGTATCGCTATTCATATTACACGTTTGAATATAGCATTAGAGAACTTCCCTGCAGATGCAACGGAAGAACAAATTAAAATGAAAGCTGAATCAGAAGAACAAGTTGAATACTGGTTAGCTGTACTTCGTAGATCGAAAGGATTGATTAAATGATTGATAAGAAATTAAAGAATTTATTTGCAGATAACTTTGCTGTATACACTAAGGCTCATAGCTACCATTTCAACGTAGTTGACTATGACTTCTTTGAGTATCACAAGTTGTTTCAAGAAGTGTATGACTACCTATACGAACAACATGATGTTCTTGGGGAACTTATGCGTCAAAACCAAATCATAGTGCCAGCTGACTTGCGTTCTATTTGTGAAGCTACTGTAATGGATTGTGAATTCCCTGTACCTACTGCAGCTCTAAAGATGGTTGATGAGTTGTATAAAGACATTGAAATGCTTATTGCTTCAGCAGAAGACTTATACAAAGCCTGTGATAGCGCTGCTGTTGAAACAGTTATCGGTGACTATTCTGTAGGCTTAAATAAACTATGTTGGTTCTTGAGGTCAAGTAAGAAATGATAACAGTATACGGTGGAAGTAATTGTTCTGCCTGTGATGGGGTTAAATCCGCACTGAACGCAGATAAAATAAACTATGAGTATGTTGATGTCTTTGATGCTAACATCTCTCAAGAACACAAAGATACTTTCTTTGGTGAACATAACTTCAGGTCTATCCCACAAATCTTTATGAATAAAACCCATTTAGGAAATGCTACTGCTATCAATGATATACTTGACAAGAACAGAGCCGCTTCAAATGAGTAATCCCACTAACGGTAAAGGCAGTAGACCAAGACCTATCCCTAACCCTGAGCAATTCAGGAGTAATTGGGATCAGGTATTTAAAAAGAAAGAAGAAAAGGAACAGAAAGATGGATCAACCAACAAAGAGTTATAATACTTTAGCCTTAAAAGGATTAGATTATAGCGATGACGAATTCCAGGCTGATATGAAGGCTTCAGGGATTGCTATCCCAGATGAATTACTATATACCTCAGACTTAAATAATTTTGTTGTTAATGAAATGTATAAACAAAATCTAGATAAGTTTTCTAATGATACTAACCCTTATACAGGACAAAAGTATACTGAAGAAGAAGCTGTGGCAGAAGCAAGAAAGTATCGATTAGATGCTCAACGTAATATTGACTTGATTAATAGTACAGATAAAGAGAAATAAAAAAAAAACCCCTTAGGATTTTATCCTAGGGGGTTTAAAATTTACTACATCATGAACACATTAGTTCCTCTTTTTCCTGAGGTTTCTATTTGTTTTTGTGCTAATGGTTTTACTTGTGTAGCTGCTTCTTCCCAAGCTCTCATGTCTTGGTTAAGATTAACATACTTTATATAAGCAAGTATTAAGTTAAACATATCTTTGCCAGAAATAGTAGTAGACTTCTCAGACAAATGTCTGTTCTCAACATACTTATAGTTGGGTATTTTCTTTTCTATTTCTTCTTTGAATGCTTTACTTTTAGCTACACGACTAGTATACTCTTTCTTTCTGTTTGCTTTTTCAACATTATTAAGTGATTGATTCTCTTCAATCTTGCGTATCTCTTCATTTGTTTCTTCAATATTAAACATTGCTTTATCAATCATATATAATGTACCGATATAGTCGCTGTATTTATCAATAACAAATTTATCTTCACCAAGTATTTTAAAGTCTTCTAATTTCTTATCTAGTTTAGCTAGTTGATTACTCATTGCTTCTCTAATTGGTTTTTGTAAATCCCAACCAGTTACTTTAGGTAACGCAATATTGTTAGCATAGTAAATTGCTTGAGGTAAACTAACTGAATCACAAATAAAGTTATCAAACACAGGATACATAAACAATGAATCCTCTGATGTCTTACCTTTATTTAATCCAAGAATAGTCATAGCTACTACTAGTGATTCACGATATTGACCTAAGAAAGGACCAATCATGTTAACAATCTTAGAAGCAGGACCTGGATCAAAATGTTCTACAACCCATTTACGATTAATGTAATCTGGTTTGCCAATTGTTTTAGCAGAAGCCGAAGCTATTGCTGAAAACTTTTTGCTGAACATTTGAACAGTAGTATTGTTACCATTCATATCAGAGAATGACAATGATTTACCTGAAGGTACTTGGATATAATCTCCGAAAGGAATATCTTCTCCAAAGAAACCTTTAAAGTTAGGTGCAAGACCAGCCATTGCTAAAACCTTACCCATGTTCTTGGGTCCCTTAACTTGGAACTGAGAACCTTGCATAAGAGTATCTAGAGATCTCCAATAGATTTGATTAAGATCAAGAACAGCATCAAACATTAGCTGAGAATGTGTTCCTGGTTTGTAATCCATAATTGCCATAAATTCATTAGCAAATGCTGGATTGTCGTACAGGAATTGTTCTGCCTCTTCTGTATGATACCTTGATGGTTTACCATAATCAGTGGTTAAGAGAACTTTCTTAGCGAATGATCCAATAAAAGATCTTCCTTCTTTATTTTTAAAATCAAGAAATAAGTTTCTTAGCTTATCAGCTTTTTCACTATCAGAAATAATATCAGAGAATTTAGTAATTGCTAAGTCAAAAAATTGAGAACGAGGTTCACTATCTAGGTCTACATAATGACCCCATAAATCTTTTTGACTATCAAAGATAGCACCAACAGACTTAAGGAAATCAGTTTTACCTGTGTCACTAGCCATGAATGAACGACCAGCTGAGTTCATATCTATAGCAAAAGTAGATCGAGGTCTGAAAGCAGTTCCAGTTCTTTTAGCTGTTACATAATTATGTGCATCAATAGCTGCTCTGATTTTAAAGCCTAAATCTTCTCGAGAACCTTTATATTTCTCCATAAGATCTTTAACTGCTTCTTGATAGCCAGCAGGCATTTGCTCTAAAGACATATCGCTATTTACTACTGATAAATTATTTTTTGCTAACAAAGGTTTAAGTGCCTCTGTACCCTTAAGAATTTCTTCCCCAATACGAGCATACTCAGACATCTTTTCTTCAGTTAACTCAGATAACACTAACCAAGGTGTTTTGCCTTGCAGATCAGGATCCATAGACATAGCTACTGTAAGAAGAAAATCCATTTCAGCATCAACACTTCCAACAGGTGCTTTCTCGCCTATTCTATTTGCTAAACGATTCCACCAACCAGTTCCTTTATTATTAAAGATCTGATCTCTTGTTAGATTTTTACTGAAGAAATCTTTAAGTGAACCTTGGGCTACCTTAAGCGGACCTGTATTTGCAAACGAAACGGCACGGGCAATCTTATCTCTTTGTAAGTTCATATCAATAACGTCATCATACATACGACCTGTTGAGGGATCAACACGGAATGTATGGAATCTATTTTTGTTTAATGAATGATTAAAATTGTTTTCTAGGTAAGTTAAGCTAGATATAGTCCCTCGTGAGGCTACTTGATACTCGTCACTCTGAATACCTAAACCAGGAACTTTAAACAAACCAGTACCACCTTTTCCTCGTTGACTGTTTCTTAATTCTCTGCGAACATTGCCAAGTGTTTCTTCGCCTGATCCAGAGTATTTATCCATAATCAATTGATTTTCTTTTGCAACTTTGTTTGCTTCTTTTGTCATCAACTGATATAATATTAACGAGGACTCATCAACACGAGTAGCTTGATTACCTGCAATCTCTGCTGCTTCGGTAAATTCTCTAGCAATCTCTACTGTACCAAATTCATTTGGTCTATTGAAGTTGCCAGGACGATATAAGTCTAATGACGTACCATATCCAGGTGTACCATAAGGAGTAGGCTCTGACCGTGTTCTGCCTTGCCCGCCTTCAGCAAATCCTTGAAAGAAATAACGTAAAGAGTTAGCAATACGAGATCCTAATGGTGTTCTCATAGAAACTTTTTTGTTACCAAACATAGTCTCTTGTTTTAAATTCATAGCTTTAGACATGCCATAAATCATTTGAGCCATTTCCATTACATTACTAGGATAACCCATTGAAGATGAACCTGATTCTACAGTCTCTGCTGCTCTAGCTCCTCTGATAACATCATTAAGAATACCTGCTAATTGTTTGATGTCATCATCAGGTGTATGAACTTGATCTTCAGTTACATCTTTATTCTTGATTGATAATTTACCTTCTCCTGTAGCTGCTTGCGCTAAGCTACCTACTTCATCAGGTAAATCATACTCTGTCGCCCTATCAGTTGATAGCCATTTAGCTAGTGTAGTAGTGATAGTGTTAGCCGCAATGTTTTGATGTTTAGGATCTTGTTGATTACCGCCCATCATAGTAATCATTGAGTTAAGCATTGTGTTATCTTTAGTTAACACTTGACCTGTTACATCATCTTTAATTTCAACAAAACCATTAGTAGCATTATCAACAACAGAATCTTTTAACCAAAATAAAGGAGCAATCTTAGCATCAGTTAACTGACTACTATCCATGTTCTTTTTAATATCTTGTTTAGTCTTCCAGTTTTGTCCAAGCATTTTGATATACTTAGAGTGTTCATCCTCTTGAGGATTCTGGCTATTCCTTAATTGAATTAATGCTTCTAACTTTTGAGTTTCATCTGTTAGAAAAGCAGCATCTTGAACCTGATCACCTTTAAACACAGGATTTGTACCATACAATTGACTGTAAGTATCAATATAACTGCTTCTTAAATTAGTAAGAGGGTCTTGTTCTTCTGGTTCAAAGCTTTGTGCTGCTTGTTCCTCAGTATAAGGACTATACTGGCTTTCATTTACTGCTGCTGGAGCGGGGACAGGAGCAACACTTGCAGGGGAAACAGGAGGAGGAGCATTAAGATCCCCTTCTGCTGCTATTCCTTCAGGTTGTTGAATTGTTTGTTGTTGTTGTAGTTGATCTGTTGGGAGGACCACGTTCTGATTGCTCAGGGGTCCTGATCTGGAATAGATAGACATTATTTACCTTTTAATTGATCGTTAATATAATCTCCTAATTGGTTAATACTACCAACAAACGGAGCAACCTTCATTACCTTTTTGGCAGTGTCTTCTTTGCCTGATAATGCAGAATCTAATGCTTTCCCTGCTTTACCTAAGTAAGCAAGAGGAGGAGATTCACCTTCAATAATATTGTATAACTTTTGGAAAGAATTTTCTGCTCTTTGTTCTACAAGAGGATTAACAAAGTTAACAACACGTTCTCCAGTGCCTAATAAACCAGTAGCACCAAGCAATCGTTGAG